CAGAAGATTGGCAGGTACGCCGGTCTCCTTCGACACTTCTTCTCGAAGAGTCCTGACTGCGTCGGCCTTCTTCATCTTGTCGAGTTCAGCTTGCAGGGAATCAGCCCTTTCTGTTGCCTTTTGCAGTTCAGACTTTGACTCCTCTTCCATCTCATCAAACTTCAGAGCCTTTTCCTTCAGTTCCTCATAGTTTTCATACTTTGCCTTTTCTCTTCCAAGGCGATCCTGTACGATGGCATTGAGTTCTGCCTGCGTGAAAGTCTTCTCTTCGGTCTGCGGTTCCTGAACATTGTTCAGTTCATTGTTATCCATCTTTTTACCTCCTGATGTTCGAGACCACGTTTATGGCACGTGTTGCCAATTAAATAGACAGACCCTTATTGGTCTGCCTTTTCTAACTCTTTTCTTTTTGCATACTCAAGACGCTTCCGGGCGTTTATCTCGTCCCGGTTTCTTTTATAATCTTTGCGGTCCATAGCGTTGACGATGTCGCGTGTCTTTCCACTGCCAGCCTCGTCCCTTGCCTGTCTGTATTCCTCGTAAAGCGCGTCCGGGTCATATCCAGACACCGTCGATTTGCCGTCAAATCGCACCGCGTACGTGCAATCACAGTTGTTGTGAATATGTTGGGCATGACCGTTCTTTATCGCCTTCACAGAGGCTTTTTGCCAGCCATTCGACGCAAGCATTCGGCAGAACGCACACGAATCACCACTCGGAATCCACGCCCATTCAGCGCCGTCTCTTATCGCATTTTGCTGAATGGTGTCCACGCCAGCCAATTTGACGAGCCTTCCGACAGCCGCCGGCATCACCTCTTCATTCATCAGCAACGTGCCGCGGACAGCCTTTGTGGTTTCCCATCTTGTGGCTGGCTCCGCCGGCATCGCTGGCGGCACGTTGGCACCGTTTAGGGCGGCGATCGCGTCATACATTTCACAAGCCATTGCGGCAGATCCCTCGCCATATTTCGTGGCAATGGCATACGCATAGTCGATGAGCCGCGCAGCAGCAACCTCCGCCGAGACGCCTTCGTTCTTCAACCGGTTCGCTTCTTTCGCCATCGCCTCTGCCGCCTTGTCACTGAGGCTCCTGAGGATCCTGATGTACCGTCCCCACGCTCGCTTTGTGATTATCATTCCTTAACCACGTCCTCTAGCACAGACATTCCACGTGCACGCTGTTCCTGTGCCTTGATGCGCCGAATGTCTGCCTGGCTGAAACCAATCATTTCCAGGAATGTGTCGGTGGACGCAAATTCTGTCCGTGCAGAAGCGATCTTGATAGCGGCATCAGCGGTCACCGCTACAGACGGCATTGCGGGGTTCTTGAAGTGCGCCACAACGTCTTTCTGCTCGTCTGTCAAGGCCTCGATGGTGGTGCCGTGAGAAATAGCAAGCGCCATCATGGCAATGGTCCGAAGAGCATCGCCGTTTCCCTTGTTCAGCTGTTCTGCCATGCTCACCAGTGTCTGAGACTGCGCCAGGATGGCATCGCTGGAAGTCGGGTTCGCCTCGTTCACAACACCTGTGTCGGTCACAGTGAGCCCTGTGGCTGCCGAGAACTGCGTGGCGAGCATTCGTAGCATCTCAACATGTGGAGCGATAGTTCCTTGCTGTAACTGTCCAAAAGTAGGCTTCTCGCCCGTCTCTGGATTCGTTGTGGATGCAAGAATGTTGCCGATGTACTGACGGAACTTCTGATTCACAACAGCATCGAACTGCTCGTCCGTCACTCCAAGCAGGTATTTCTGCGGGGCTGTGCTAAATTCAAGACCAATGGTGGCGTTTGCGATGGTTCTGACATATCCCTGAATCAATCGTCTGATTGGTTCCTTGATTCGCGACTGTCCGAATGGCTTCCTGCTTGTCGCGTTCCACACCATCGGCTCCATGAGAGGACGCCCCATCATGTGCGGATACCTGGAGGCGTTCCATCTGTGCTGGACCCTTGTCAGGACCCAGATGGCATCATCTGTGTACAGGTTAACAAGCGACGGTGTCCATGATTTGTCAGACTCGTCCTGTACCGTATCAATGATGGCCATCCCGCAGTCGATTCGACCCAAGGCACCGTTCCACAGCGCAGCGGCTGTCTGCGGCGAGTGGAACCGGATTCGGCAGCCAATTTTCTCATCTGCCGAAAGCGTCGCGAAGGTACAACCGTACTTCAGCTCATCACAGGATGCCTTCCCATATTCTGTCACCAACCTGTTGTCCTGCACCAGTTTCGTTAACTCCTCGACTGCATTACCATTGGACCCAACAAAGCCATCGAACATGGAGCGGCTCGCAAGGACATCAACAGTCTTTGCGCCCCACGAGCATCCAATCTCCAGTCCGGCAATGCCGGCAGGAAGCGCGATGCCCAGGTTGACCTCATTCAATGTGATGTGGCCTTCGTAATATCGGTTCTTCATTCCATTCTTTTGCCAGTGGGCATTATATACTTTTATCAAAGCACCCAACTGACCTTGTTCTTTCGGTGGGAGCCCCACCACATTGCTGATTGAAATCATTATCCTATCCTCATCCTTTTGTTCGGGTCGCGTTTTGTCGTCTTAGCTCCCCACAGCGCAAGGGCGGCGGCCTCGATCGGGATGGAGTTCTCGCCTCCGAAGCCATAACCGCCGCTGATTGGTCTTTTTATAGATGTAATGGCGCTCTCACGCAAGGCGAGTTGCTTCGAGAACCACGTCACCGTTCTTTCATTCAGGGCGTTCGTCAGACTCCCGACCGCCGCAAGCATCTCTTTGACTGACGGCTTTATGACAGAGCCTTTGAACTTCCACGTGTCGGCTATCTTGTCGATCAGCACATCCACTCCGTTACGCCCGTCTATCACCACACAGGACGCTTTGTTGTATCTGGCATTTAACCAGTCTGCAAGCCACTGCGTGCCAACCCCCATCGGTCTGCGCTCGATGAGAGAGATCCTTGCAGGACCGTCTTGCGGTATTACAGCCCCACACAAGCAGACCTCCGAGCCGTCCACGCTAAACTTCACCCCATAAGCGGTCTTGCCTTCGGGCTTAGGCTCGTCTGATTTGCATGCGTCCCACGCCTCTTTTGGGATCGCATAATCCTCACGCGACTCCACTACAGGCGTCCACCACCCCAATCTCTCGCGAGCGAAGCCGTCGAGCCGCATCGTATCGAATTCATTCTCGATTGTCTTTTCGGCGATCCTGTATCCCATAGCCGGATTCGTCTGATATGCGAGCTCTATAGCCTTTTCGCGGCTTGTGATTGTTCCGATAATGTCATCGGTCTCAATGGCCCACTCGAGCCACCATATCGACGGATCCGCAGAGGCGTGAGCGGAATCATGCATCTGTCTGAATACTGTTCCGTTACACGTAGGGCCTGGAGGAGTGCCGATATATATCTGCTGTGGCATCAGTTCGGCATCCTGCGCATCCGATGAAGCCGATACCGTCGGCAGCATTCCTTCTTGCTGATCGGCGGTAAGCTCCTGCGCTTCATCTATGACAATCACAGAAAATGTGCCGCCTCTGGCTCCGCTGTTTGTCCTTGTCGCGAACTCAATGCACCCGCCCTTGTGGATATTTCCGTCTTCGTCTCTCCAATCCTTGAAGTAGAATCCTTCATATCCACGAGCGTGGCTGACGCTCTTTATATCGTTCGCAAAGTCAGGGAAGCGTTCAGGACTCTCGAACAAGTCACAAAGAGCCATAAACATCTTCTTTGTTGTTGAGCTGTGGTGAGCTGAATACAGCACATCACGATGCTCGAACACGGCCATATATACTGCGTAAAACCTCGCCGAATAGCTTTTGCCGTTCTGACGCGGCTTTGATATTCCGATAGTCGATGCTGCCGGTGATCCGTCCTCATTCCTCGAGAGCATTAACTCGAGCTCATATAACTGAGACGGATAAAATGTCGCTCCACCGTCTTCCGCAAACATTTCAGCAACATCATCGCTGAAGGAATATGCATACCGACCGACACGCTCAAATGTCGGCCGCTGATTACCCCTTCTCACGCTTTCTCTTCAGACGGTCGTGTTTTGATATTTTGATTTCTTCCGGATCTGGAAGAGATTCAAGTTCAGCCATGACTTCCATCAGTCTCTTTGAATTGGCAGCCATGTCTCTACCGCTTTCGCAATTATCTATTGTCTCCGCTAACTTGTCGCGGAGTGCTATTAGCGTGGCTCTCTTGTCGCCGCTCTTTGCCGCTTCTACAAGGTTCATTGTTCACCTCCGCTCAATCTGTCACACTTCCCAGCTGTGGAAAAATATTCCTGGCGTGTTCGACCCT